CGTTTTCTCAAGCTCACGCGCCGCACCAGCACGGCGATGGGAATCTCCTGGCCGCGCCGCAGGCGCTTTGCGCCGCTGCGTTCGCGCTCGGCGCGGCGAAAGCGCGTGAGCGGCCGGGCGTTCTCGGCAAGGTTCTCGGCCATCAGGATCTGCTGGCCGTTCTTCTCGATGAACCAGGCGTTCCCGGATCGCATCAGCGCATCGATCACCCGGGCGAAGGCCTTGTGCCCGATGCGCCGGTGTTGAGGCAACAGCGGGATCAGCATCCGCCCCCGGATCGTTCCGCCTTGCTCGTGGATGCCCAGCCACGGCACCTTCGAGCCGAGGTAGAGGGCCGGGAACGCATTGGTTTTGCGGTCGAACACCTTGGCGTGCATGGAGCGCAGGAATTTGGGGCTGGCCGTTCGGAAGCTGGCGCGCATCTCGCCGCGGACCTGTTCGGCCATATCCTTGCCGCTGTCACGCATCGCGCGGGCAACTGCCGCGTGGATCGCCTTGTGGGTATTGGTCTGCCAAGCGTTGAAACGCCGCCGGTCTAGCAGGCCCTCAGCGACCAGATCGATCTTCATCGCGCATTCCCTGATGGAGTTCGGCCTGCAACTGACGGATGCCGTCGCGGCTGCCTTGGGCGGCGGCAGTCATAACCGCCAACTGGATGGAGAGACGCTCGTATTCGAGACGGTCGTCGGCCGACAGGAAGGCGTTCACCTGGCCCAGCGTGTATCCCAGGATGTCCGGGTAGCGGTGACCGCTGCGGATCAGGCGGGCGACGGTGTCGATCCAGCCGACAGACCTTTCTTTTGTCCGTTCATGCTCTGCGCCAGATCGCCGACCTTCGGCGCGACCCGGCGCACGAAAAAATCGGCATTCACCTCGAACACGGCAGCGGCCAACGTGATCGCATCGTCGAGCGCCAGGGCGTTCACCCATTCGCGCGGCTGACGGCTGGCGAGCGCCAGCGCAGCCAGCAAAGCGTCGCCGTGATCACAGAGCAAGGCGAGCCAGTCCGGTTCGCCAGTTAGCTGCTCGGCAAAAGGCCGCACGGCCTTGAGCATCGCCGGCAGTTCGCCGACCACCAGCGGGCTGATGGTAAGGCGCTGCCCGGCCATTTCCATTAGCCGAGCCTGCGGCACGAGCACATCCAGATCGGAATGGGTCATGACGGCTCCTTACAACAGCACGATGCGGCCGAACTGGCCGAGGTCGCCGGCAGTCGGCTTGAGCGTGTCGGCCAACACCTGTCCGGAAAGCTCGAACTTGAGCAACTCCTCGGTGATGATCGAGAGCTCCTTGGCCGGATTGATCGCCACGCGGTACAGGTCGATCACCACTTCGCGGTTGCTGTCGGCGGTGTTCAAGCCCTCGAAACGCACCCACCGTTCGGGCAGCGGCTGGGTGAACAGCGCCGTCGATTGGGCCGCGCCATAGGCGTAGTCGACCTTGAACGGCTCCACGTAGGGGCCGCCCGTCGTCTTGTCGTTGATGACCAGCGATCCGTGCTTGGCATTGAGGCTGTACTGGGCGACGGGCAGCGTCTTGGGCGTGCCGGAGGCGTCCTTGACCACCACAGAGGAGACGTTCTGCTTGGCGAGCAGGTACAGGCTTCCCGCCGTGACCGGGTTGGGCAGTGCCTCGGCCGTCACCGTGCCGCTAACCTGTTCGATGGTCGTGCCGTAGAGCGCCAAGCCTAGATTCACCGCGATCAGCTCTTCCAGCGTGCAGGCGAATTCGCCTTTCTTGGTCTTGATCAACTGCAGGTCCGTCAGGCGTTGTCCGCTGGTGGACTCCTGGTGCTCCAGAGTTTCGACCGACAGCGACACCTTGAGCTCCGGCACGTTGCCGACAAAACTCAGGCCTTGCGGGTTGCCGGCAGTGTCGCGGGCGCCGATGTAGACGCGGCCTTGTCCAGAAAAGTACGGCATGGTCAGTCTCCTTTGCGGGAAGTGGTGTTGGGTTTGCTATCGGCCTCCGGGGGCGCAGGCTGGGCGACGCCGTGCTCGATGAGCCAGCGGGCAGTGGCCTCGTCGAGCTTGAGGTGGGTGCCGGGGGAGTGAAGCACCCCGGCGTGCGTGTGGGGTTTCAGCAGTTCAAGAGTCATGGAAAGTCATCCGTTTTTGGTCAGGTCCAGGGCGTGGGTGCGGTAGCGAATCTCGTAGCGGGCGGGCATTGCGACGGCGCCGGCATCGGCGTCCTCGGCGTCCCATTCGCAGTCGATTTCGTGGAGCAGGAGCGAAAGGCCGCCGAGGCTCGCGTCGCGCATCAGTGCCACGTGGACCGCCACCAGCGTCTGATCGGCCTGGTCGAACGCGTCCTCGCCGCGCGTCACCACGGTGAGACGCAGGGTGAGGGCTCGATCCACAAGGTGATTCGCGTGGCCGGCGATGCTGTCGCTTTCGGCAAAGACGAGCAGCGCGGGGCTGGCTTCGCGGGTGATGGGTATGGTCGGATGGCGCAGCACCGGCATAGGCGCGACGGCGTCCGACAGACGTGCCACGACCTCGCGCAGGATGCGCTCGCGGATGGAGTTCATGCTGTGGGTCCTCAGAGACGGGAGAGGTCGGCGCGACGCTCGCTGCCATCGCCGATGCTGCGGACATCGCGCACCTGGTAGGTGACGCCGGCAATGGAAAGCGTGTGGCCTGTGGCAAGTTCCGGCAGCGCGGACGCAGGAAAGCGAATCGTGTAGTCGGCCGCGCGAAGCAGACCATCAAGCACGGTTTCATCGGCCGAAGAAAAATCCACTGCAACGCTTCTTCCCTCGACATCGGCGATCACCAGCAGACCGGCACGATCAGCGGCCTCGTAGAGCCGTTCGATCAGCCCCATCAGGCCATCACCAGCTTGACCAGCAGCGCCGGGCGGTGGCACAGCGGCAGCGGATTGGCCTGCGTGTGCAGATCGGTGCCCCGGTCGAATTTGCGCGGCTCCTGCTTGGCGTACAGCGGCAGCGCCACCGTGTTGGCCGTCTCGTTGAAGTCGGCCGGCGCGTAGTAGGTGGCGAAGGTGTCCATCGTGCCCAGCGGCAGGATGTGGCCCTCGTCGGCCTCGACGAAGCGGCGCACGGCACTGCCCGGTGCAACCGCGCGGCCGCGATGCTCCTCGAAGGTGACCCCGGCGAAGGTGAAGCCCGCGCGCATATCGGTGCGCAGTGCCTGGCCATCCTGCCAGCGGTCGTAGGCGGCCTTGACCTCATCGTGGCCGGTGAGCGCGTCGAAGAAATCCTCGCCAACGAAGGCATGCAGGCCGCTCATCCGTTCGCCCTGCAGGTTGTCCTCGACGTAGCGGACGACATCCAGGCAGGCCTTCTTCACATCCCAGCCGTTGGCCGGATTGGAAATGTTGAAGGTGAAGGTCTTGGGCGTGATCCCGAACTCGTTGTAGAGGTCGTAGATGACGCTGCCATCAGCGTCGAGGATCTGGCCCTTCAACGCCCCGAAGCGCAGATGCTCCAGCGTGATCGCGTGCTTGTTGCGCATCGTCTGCAGGTGCTGCGCCATCACCCCCGCGACGGTCTGCAGTTCGGTTTCCGAGCCGAAGGCGCGGATGCCCTGGACTTCCTCGGGCAGGATCACGTCGTCGTGCGGGATGTGGGGGATGGTGAACGAGCGCACCTTGCGCTTGCCGCGCACGCCTACGGTGCCGGGCGAGCCCGGGGGCATCGTCGGCAACAGCGTGAGCACGCCGTTCTGCTCTTCGACGATCACCGAGCGGAAGCGCTGCGGCTTGTCGACGAACAGGCCCATCGCGCCCAGGCGGTCGTAGTTGTTCGGCAGCAGGTTGATGGCGGCAGTCAGCGCCGACATCGAGAAGGCGGGGTTTTCGAAGATGTTCTGCATGGTCAGACTCCTTGGCGAACGAGGACACCCAGCGCTTTGAGCTGGGCAATGGCGGCCTGCTGCTCGGCGGTGGTGATGCCGGTGGGCCACGAGAGTGCGTGGTCGGAGACGATGGCGTGACGCGCCACCATCAGGCCGTCATTGCGCTCGGCCAAGGCGGCATCGACTGCCTGCATCAGCACGCCAGCGGCGACCTGACTGCCGTCGGTGGCCGAGGGGTCGATCCGCTTGACCTTGCCGGTGGCGGTGACCATCCCGACGACCGCGCCCAGCGGCAGGGTCTGGCCAGCGGCCACCGTGACGCGGTCACGCGAGTAAAGGTTCGGGGCCTCGTACTTGAGCAGGTCGCCCAAGTTCATCGATTCGGTGAACACAGTGGGCATCTCAGATCTCCTTCTTCAGCGATGCGGACTTGGCCGCGAGCTGCTTCGCGGCCTCGAGCAGCGGGTTGCTGGCGGTGGTGGAGGCAGCGGCATCGGGGGCGATGCGGCTGACGATCTCGGGACTGGCTTCAGCCTGTGCGGCCAGCAACTGGCTGCGCACCTTGGCGGGCGACGCCTGCGCCTCGAGGAAGCCCGCGATCAGGTCGGCTCGCCCGGCCAGGGTGCAGGTCTGGGCGATTTCGACGGCGTCGGCCAGGTCAAAAGCGGTGGCGGTCGCCGGTTGAGAAGTACTGCCAGCAGGATCAGCAGCAAGCCGATCAGGAGCAGCGGGGTGGGTTCGATCATTCATGAAAGACTCCATCTGGAGGTTGCGGAAAGAGCCCGAGTGGCTTGCCGCCAGATTCGGGAGTGGGGAAATGGATTCGCAGAGCTGGGCAAGCGCGTCATCGAACGTGCCGACGGCATCGGCCAGCCCGATGGCGACGGCGGCCTGCCCGAAGAACAGCCCGGCTTCGGTGTCCCGCACGGCGGACGGCTCGATGCCCCGGTGGCGGGCCACCGTCTCGACGAACAAGCCATAGACGCGATTCACCTCGGCCTTGAGGAAGGCGTGGGCCTCGCTCGAAATCGGCTCGTGCGGGTTGAGGTCGTTCTTGCGGTCGCCGGCGAACACCGCCGTGTAGCGGACGCCGTCCTGGGCGTCCTTCTCCGACTGGTCGATGTGCATCGCAATGACGCCAATCGAGCCGACGCCGCCGGTGCGCGACACGAACACCTTGTTGGCGGCCGAAGCCAGTGCGTAGGCCGCCGAGAAGGCCATGTCGTTGGCCACCGCCCACACGGGCTTCACAGCGGACGCGGCACGGATGCGGTCCGCCAGGTCGAACACGCCGCCCGACTCGCCACCGGGCGAATCGATGTCGAGCAGGATCGCGGCGACATCCGGGCTGGCCAGGGCGGCGTCGAGCTGGGCGGTGAGCCCCGCGTAGCTGGTCAGGCCCGATTCGGCTTCCAGCCCCACGGTGCGCCGCACCAGCGTGCCGTGGATCGGGATGACCGCGACCTTCGGCGTCTCGGTGGCCGCGGTGCGCGTGGGCGGCGTGAAGCCGGTCGGTGCGGCCAGATCTGCCAGACCGACCCGGGGGCCGAGCACGGCCAGGATCACGTCAAGTTTCGGGCGATGGATCGCCAGCGGCACACCAAAGAGGCGTGCCGCCAAATGGGGAAGCAGGGTCATGGGAAACCTTCAGGCAGGTGGCGAGTTGCCGGTTTGTGTGGCGTCGGCAGCGTTCTTGTTCGGCTCGGCACTGCCGCCGTCCTTGGACGTGCGACGAGGGTCGGAGTCGAAGATCAGGCCGAGGTCGTCGGCGCGCTGGTTGTCGGCGGCGATCTCGCGGTCGACGTCCTCGGCGTCGTAGCCGAAGGCCGAGATGGCCTCCGAGCGGCTCATCAGGCCGGCGCGAATGGCCAGCAGCATTGCCTTGAACTCCTTCTCCGGATCGACCCATTGCCAGCCCTGCGGAATCCACTTCGCCTGCAAGTACTGGCGACGGCGCGCTGGCCCGCCACGTGCGAAACCCGGGGCTTCGAGCGCACCCGCGAGCACGGCCTGCTTCATCCACGCGGCCCAGACCGGGCGGCACAGCTGATGGACGAGCACGGCGTGCTGCACCATCTCGCAGCGACGCCGGAACTCCAGCAGGCCCGCGCGGATGGACGAGTAGTTCACGCCGGTCAGATCGCCGGTCAGTTGCTCGTAGGTGATACCGATGGCGGCGGCGACTGCGCGGAACTGGGTGCGCAGGAATTCGGAGTACGAGCCGCCGACGTCCGCCGGGTCGGAGAACTTGATGTCCTCACCGGGCTCCAGAATCTGCAGCGTGCCCGGCTCCAGCCCGGCGAGCGCGATGCCCTCGCTATCGGCGGCGCCTTCGCCCATCAGGTTGTCCTCGGGGTTCTGCCGCGTCACGAACCCGGCGAACATCGCGGCGGTCTTCTTGCGCACCAGCTCGGCGTCGTCGTACTGGTCGAGTTCGTTGAGCTTGACCAGCGCCCGCGACAACCACGGTTCACCCCGGATCTGGCCCGGGCGCAGGACGCGGAACAGGTGGATGATTTCGCGCGAGTCGATGCGCACCGTGTCCATCCCGCCCTGGCCCGACATCGGCGCCAGACGCCCGTCCTCGGGATGCGAACGGTATAGGTGGTAGGCCACGCGTCGCCCGAGCCCGTCGAACTCGATGCCCGAGCGCACCACGTTGCCCGAGGGCAGATCGGTGTTGAGGCTGATCGGCAGGTGCTCGGGCTCCAGCAACTGAAGCTGCAGGGGCACGACCAGGCCATCCTCCGGGCGACGCGGCCGCAACCGGATCAGGCATTCGCCGCCTTCGAGCATCGCGCGGCAGGCCAGCGCCTGCAGGCCGTAGAAGTCGGTCTGCCCAGCGGCGTCGGCTTCCTCCGTCCAGTCACGCCACAGCGCCTGCACCTCGGTCTTGAAGTGCTCGTCGGCAGCCAGGCTCTGCGGCTTGATGCCGGTACCCACCGCATTGGCCACGAAGGCCTCGATGCCGGCCTGCGCCCAGGCATTGCGACGGACGAGGTCGCGGCTCTTGCTGCGCAGTTCGCTGTTGGTCGCTAGCATCGCGGCCACCGCACCCGGGTTCCCGGGCATCCAGGCAAGCGAGCGACGGCCTCGGCCAGCGGCTTCGTGGACGGGCGATTGGCCGAACAGGCTTCGGAACTTAGAGAACCAGGCCATCAGAAGCCCTTGCCCGTGGTGACGCGGATTTGGCGCTTGCGACTTGTGCCCGCGCCGCGCGCGACTTCGGCCTCGACCGTGCGGATGGCCGACTGCAGTTCCTCGACCGAGCGGTACTCGACCGTCTTGTCGCCAAAGCTCACGCGGCGCTCGCCGGTAGCCAGCGCGCGCTTGAGCGCGTCGAGTTGTGTGGTGGTGTAGGTCATCGGGTCCTCATCGGGTCAGCCAGCGGCTCTTGATCACGCGCCGACCGGAATGGCGGGCGCCAGAAGCAGCGAGGCCACCGCTATGGGTGGCCTCATCTGGGTCGAATGCTTGAATCGGGGGCGGCTCATCCGGTGGTCGCTCCATCCCGAGCTGCCGCTCCAGTTCCCGCCAGTGGCGCTCCTCGAAGCGATCCAGCCCTGCCGCCGACGCGGCGGCACGGGCGTACACGTAGCAGTCGAGCGCTTCGTTGCGCTCACGCATCTTTTGCCACTCGCGCACCGGGAAGCCGTTGCGGTCGCGGCGGGTGATCAACTGCTCGGCGCAGAGCTGCTGGATGAACTCCGCATCGATCTTGGGCAGATGGACGAACCCGGCCGGAAAGACCGTGGTCACCCCGTCCTCATCGACGTCAGCGCCCTTGCGCAGGTTGTTGTAGAGCTCCAGCTTGGCGATGCCCACCGCCACCGAGAACACCTTGATGCCCCGGCGCAGCTTCTTGCCGCCCTGCGAGACATCGATGGCAGTCGGGGTACCGATCAGGGCGGCGCCGCGCGGCACACCTTTGACAGCCATCACGCGCGGATCACGGCACGCACGCACGAAGGCGTAGGCCTCCTGCGTCGCAAAGCCGGTGTCCAGCGCAAAACGGGCCAGCGGCATCGCCGTACCCGAGGCGTGCGTCCAGTTCTCGCCGATCAACTCGCCAAGACGCTTCCACACCGCATCGCGGGCGGTGTCACCCATCAGCACGCGGTGTTCGACGAGCCACGCTTCCTTGCCGCGCCCGAAAGCCCAGATCGAGGCCTCGATGCGATCCTTCTGTACGTCGGCCGCGCCCACCAGCAGCAGGCCGCCCAGCGGTACGCTGCCGATGCGGTAGTCCTCGCGGCGCTCGACCAGCCGCTGCCAGTCGGGTGCTTCGCCTTCCTCGACCCAGGTCTCGCCGAGCTCGGTGTTCTTGAAGGTCTTGATGGCAGCCGCCGATCCCGACTCCTTGTTGACGGCGCTCTCCCAGGCGGCGGCGATGTCGCGCCAACTGCGCCAGCCCACCGGGCTGTACAGCGACGACAGGTGGAACCCCGCCGTCTTGCCCGAGCCGTCGGTGATCATCGCGCGCCACTCGCCGTGCTCCAGCATCCAGGTCTTGTGATGCTCGGCAATCGGGTCATCGCAGGATTCGCAGACGTAGGCTGCCGTGTCCGGTTGTCCCTTCTCCCAGCGCAACTGCTCGAAGCGCAGCCACTGGCGATGCGAACAATGCGGGCACGGCACAAAGTAGCGACGCTGGTCGCTGGACTCATACTCGCGCTCGATGGCGCTCGCCCCCGAGATCGTCGGCGTCGAGACGATGAAGATCTTGCGGCGCGCGAAGGTGCGCGTGCGGGCTTCGGCCAGCGAGATCGCATCGCCTTCGCCCTCGACGTCCAGCGGGTAGCCGTCCACCTCGTCGAGGAACAGATACCGCACCGGCATCGAGCGCAAGCCGACTGCGCTGTTGGCCCCGGTCATCACCAGCACGCCGCCCCGGAACTCCTTGGCCAGGATGGTGTTGCCCGAGTCCCGGCTCCTAGCCGGTGCGATCAGTTCCGCCAGGGCCGCCGACTCCTCGATCAGCGGATCGATCCGCTGCTTGGAGTTGCGCTTGGCCATCTCCACGGTCGGCCACACGGCCATCATCGGCCCCGGCGCGTGGTGGATCACGTAGCCGATCCAGTTCGAGCCCATCTCGGTCGCCCCGAGCTGGGCGGCCTTCATGAACACCACGCGCTCGACCGGCGAGGTCGGTGACAGGCAGTCCATGATCGCCTTCAGGTACGGCGTGCGGCTGGTGCGCCAGCGCCCCGGCTCGGCGGACGCCTTGGAGGACAGCATCCGATGCCGATCCGACCATTCGGACACCGTGAGCAGCGGGTCGGGGGTCAGCCCCTCGCGCCACGCACGCTCGATCTCGGTAGCGCCTTCGTAGTCCATGTCCAACATCAGTCCACCCGGGGACGCAACTCGCCCAGTTCCTGCAGGTGCTCACGCACCGCCGCCTCCAGGGCGACGTGCATCGTGTGCGGATCGACGCCAAGCTTGGCCGCCATCTGCGCCGAAATGCGCGCGGGCCAGTTCAGCCACGCGTCGCGCTCGGAGCGCGCTAGCTTGAAAACGTGGGCGATGGCCTGCGGCCGATCCACCAGTTCGCCCTTCAGACGGGCCAGCCGCACCTTGTTCGTCTGCGCCTTGACCACCTCATTTACCGTGCGGGCCTGAAGCAAGGAGGTGCCGCCAGCGGGTAAGGCCCCAGGCCCGTCGCCACCACCCTCCGGCACGGCGACCTTTGCGGGCTTGGCGCGCGTTCCGGCCTTGGGCGTATCCGAATTGCGCGCCCACTCGCGGTCGGCACGGTCTGCATCGATGGTGCCGTCAGCCTCCGGCGTGATGCGCCCGGCGCGAATCGCCTTGTGAACAGCGGTGTCCGTCACGCCACGGTGACGGGCGTAAGCGCGAATCGAGATACCCATCGGCCCCTTCAATCATTCGTTCGTGATTCCCCCGGAATCAGCTTGGCTTCCATCTGGAACAGCGCGTTCATACGTTCGTCATCCACCACATCGAAGGACACGGAAATGAACCAGCTCGACACCCTGCTCACGCAGATCGCCCAGCAGCACCTCCGCATCGAAACCCTGGAGACGCGCAAATCGGACAGCCTCGACTTCCATGACCTGGCGGTCTGGTGCCTGCGCGATGCCCTTGAAGCCGCGTTCAACGCAGGCGTCGAGCAGGGTCGCAAGGCCGCGAAGGCGGACAAGGCCGGCAGCTGATCAAGAACGGCTGGAGCCAAGCAGAAAGCGCTTGGCTTCACTGCCGAACAGCGCGTTCATCACGTCACCCGATCAACCACCCCGAAGGAGCAGCAAATGACCACCACCCAACTGACCCCGGCCCAGCACGCGATCCTGGCCTACGCCCTCGAACACACCGACGGCAAGATCGACTGGTTTCCCGACAACATCAAAGGCGGCGCGCGCAAGAAGGTGCTCGACGGCTTGTTCAACCACGCCCTGATCACCCCCTCAGGCACCGACTGGTTCGTCGCCGCCGAGGGCTACGACGCGATGGGGCGCGCCCGTCCCGCGCCAGCGCCCTTGGACGCAGACCCGGAGATCGAAGCCGCCGTGGTAGCCGCAGAAGCCACGTGGGCGCAAGAAAACGTCGAGGCGAAACCTCGCACCCGCGAAAACAGCAAGCAGGCCACCGTGATCCGGATGCTGCAGCGCCCCGAGGGCGCGACGGTACGCCAGATCTGCGACGCCACCGGCTGGCAGGCGCACACGGTACGCGGCACCTTCGCTGGAGCCTTCAAGAAGAAGCTCGGCCTGACCATCGTCTCGGACAAGGCCCAAGGCGGCGAACGGGTCTACCGGATCGCCTGAGGAATTCGATCACGACGCCGCCTGAAACGCTTGGCTTCTCCGCAGAACAGCGTGTTCATGCTGGTGTCGTGATTGACGACGCAAGCCAAGGAGAACTGCAATGAGCACCATGACCATCACCATCGAACGCACCCCGCGCACCCTGCAGGTTGGCGACAACGCCATCCAGGTCGAGGAGCTGGGCGTCCGACTGCCGTTTGCCCGCAAGCCCGCCGATCTGGGCGAGGTCGGCGGCCAGGGCCAGACCAGGATCTACGTCACCGAAACCAAGGAACTCACCACTGCCGAATTCGATGCCTTTGCCCGCAGCCTGTTGGTGTCGTGTGATTGGCTGCGCGGCAAGGGCGGCGGCACCGGCGATGGTTACCTCTGCGTCGAGGTCACCGCACCGGGACGCCCCTACCTCTACGTCAATCCCGAGGGTGGCGATTACGCCCGGTACGTGGCTCGGCTCGGGTGAGCGGAATTGTTCGAGAAAGAGGCCAAGCGGCGCTTGGCTTCTCAATCGAACAGCGCGTTACTACGGACGTCGCAACGATCAACCCGAAGGGAGCCCGAGATGACCACCACCCAGCAAATCCCCGCCACCCAAAACGATGCCTGGGGCTTTTGGGGCACGATGAACGAGCAGGCCAGCGCCGCGTGGCCCTTGGCGATGACCGCAATCTCGGACACCACCAGCCAGCCCCTCGAATCTGTCCGGATCTTCCTCGACAGCCGCCACGGACGGCACTTTGCCGACGACGTCCTCAACCAACTGCACGCAGGTCACGCCCTTGCCGACGCGATCCACGCCGCCACCCGGCAATGGATGGGTTGGAGGATCGGACGCCAAACCAGCAAGGATTACGGCATCCCGCGCGGCCTGCCTTACCTGACCGGGTTTGTGATTCACTGCGAGATCACCGACGAGTCGCTCGCCGCCTGATCGAACAACAGGCCATCCGCTTCGCGGGTGGCTCGTTTGCCAGTCCAGTCCTGCCAACGGCGCACGATCACATCGACGTACTTCGGATCGAGTTCGATCAACCGTGCCAGCCGTCCAGACTTCTCGGCGGCGATCAGCGTCGTGCCGGAACCGCCGAACGGATCGAGCACCGCGTTGCCGGGGCGGCTCGAATTGCGGATGGCGCGCTCGACCAACTCCACCGGCTTCATCGTCGGATGCAGATCGTTCTTCTGCGGCTTCTTGATGTTCCAAACGTCGCCCTGGTCACGGTCGCCGCACCAGTGGCGCTGCGCACCCTCGGGCCATCCGTACAGGATCGGTTCGTACTGGCGCTGGTAGTCGGCCCGGCCCAGCGTGAAGGTGTTCTTGGCCCATATGATGAACGTCGACCAATGACCACCGGCGGCGCGGAACGCGGCCTGGAGTACGTCGAGCTCGCTGGACGACATCGCCACGTAGACGCCGCCCCGGCAATGCGCGATGGTCGGCGTCAGCGCCGCTAGCAGGAAGTCGTAGAAGCCGTCGCCGAGGTTGTCGTTCAGAATCGCGCGATCCTTGCCGCGCATCTTGTCCTTGGCGCTGTTGGCGTAGTTGACGTTGTACGGCGGATCGGTGAAGACCATGTCCACCTGCTCGCCGTCCAGCACGCGCTCGTAGCTTTCGGCCAGGGTGGAGTCGCCGCACAGTAGGCGATGACCACCGAGCAGCCAGACGTCGCCCGGGCGCGAGACCGGCGTCTCGGCCACCTCGGGCACGGCATCGTCGTCGGACTGACCTTCGCCCTCCGGCTCATCGCCCGCCATCAACTCGGCCAGCGCATCGGCATCGAAGCCGGTCAGCGACAGGTCGAAGTCATCGTCCTGCAGGGCCGCGATCTCGATGCGCAGCATCGCGTCATCCCAGCCGGCGTTCTCGGCGATGCGGTTGTCCGCGATGACCAGCGCCCGGCGCTGCGTCGGGCTCAGATGGTCGAGCACGACTACCGGGACGATTTCCAGTCCGAGCTTCTGTGCAGCGGCGAGCCGTCCATGCCCGGCCACGATCACGCCGTCGCTGCCGGCCAGGATCGGATTGGTGAATCCGAACTCGGCAATCGAGGCGGCGATCTGCGCGACCTGTTCTTCCGAGTGGGTGCGCGCGTTGCGGGCGTAGGGCAGCAGTTTGGCCGTCGGCCACTGCTCGATCTTGTCGGCCAACCAGGAGGCGTTCATTGCGCGGCCTCCGTGGTGGCCAGACGTTCCTTGGCAACGTCGTCGAAGGACTGGCCTGTGGCCAGCAGCGTGACGGGCACGCCGGGATGGTTCTGCTGGAAGCGCCGAACGGCGACATCCACGTACTCCGGCGCGATCTCGACGGTGCGACAGACACGACCGGTGCGCTCGGCCGCCAGCATCGTCGTGCCGCTGCCGCCGAAGGGTTCGAACACGATGTCCCCCGCGTCGGTGTAGGCCTCGATGACGAACTCCGGCAGCGCGACCGGGAAGACGGCGGGGTGGTCGATGTCCTGACCGATCTTGCCTTTGTGGCGCATCACGCGGATCACCGAGTCGGGAATCCGGGTGTCCTGCGTCGGCAGGCCCTTGTGCGTCCAGCCGCCGACCTCGCCATCCTTGCCGCGCATCGCCGTGGACGAGCCGTCGGGGCGCAAGTGGGACTCCTGGCCTGCGTGCTTGCAGGGGACGATCTTGTTGGGCTTGCGACTGGTGCGGTTGAAGTGAAAGACGAATTCGAAGCTCGGCGCGAAGCGGCCCGCCCAGTCGCCGGGCATGCCCGGCCCCTGATCCCAGACGTACCACGCGAAACGCCGCCATCCTTGCGTGCGCATCCAACCGAGCCACGCATCCCAATATGGAATGACCTCGTTGTCGCGGTGGATCAGCCCGAGGTTGACCAGCACCTGGCCGTCGTCGGCCATCGGCACGTTGCCGAACACGCCGCGCATCAGGCCGTCCCAATCGGCGATGCCGCCCGACGTGTAGTCGCGCTGGTTGCCATAAGGGGGCGAGGTAAAGCACAGCCGTGCCGCGTCACCCTGCATCAGCGTGGCGACCACGGCGCGGTCGCTGGCGTCGCCACAGATCAGACGGTGTGAGCCGATGGCCCAGACGTCGCCAGGGCGAGATACCGGCACCAACGGAGTCTCAGGCACCTCGTCGGCCGTATCCGATTCACCGGCGTCCTGGCCTTGGTCGCCTTCATCGGCGATCACGTCGTCCGCGAGCAGGGCCTCGATCTCCCCATCCTCGAACCCGGTCAGCGCAAGGTCATACCCGGCTTCGGACAACTCGGCCAGTTCCAGCGCCAGCAGTTCTTCGTTCCAGCCTGCATCCAGCGCCAGCCGGTTGTCGGAGATGACGTAGGCGCGCTTTTGCGTGGGCGACAGGTGGGCCAGTTCGATGACTGGCACTTCGTCCAAGCCCAGCTTGCGCGCGGCGGCCAAGCGCCCGTGGCCCGCGATGATGCCGCTGTCGCCGTCCACCAGCACCGGGTTCGTCCAGCCGTACTCGACGATGCTGGCGGCGATCTTGGCCACCTGCTCGTCGGTGTGCGTGCGCGGATTGCGGGCATAGGGGATCAGCGCCTCGACCTTGCGGTACTCGACGTTGAGCGTGTTCAGAATCGGTTCCTCGGAAAAAGAAAACCCGCCGACGGAAAACCGTGGGCGGGCTCGTGATGGGTGCGGACTGTGGCGGGTGCAAACTGCAAACCCTGCAAACCTTGGTTTGCAGTCGGACGCTAGGCGAATGCCGCGCTCGCGCCCCCCGCATTGGATTTTTGGCAGGAAGGACCCCTTTTGCCTCGGGCCGCTCGCCGAACCGTCACCGCTGTCCAGAAGATAGCTGAAATACTACCCCCGACCGGGGTGATTTGTTGCAGCCTCGACGAGCGTCAAAAGGGACAAACGCAGGAAACGAAGGACAAACGCGGCAAGCATTACCCTGCTTGGCCTACGATTTTGGAGGGCGCACGGATGCCTTCGCTGTTGAGCTTCTCAGCCACGATTTCCAGCGCCCGCTGCCAGCGACGCCACGCCGTCGTGCGGTCGCAGGCAAAGCGGATCGTGATGTCTCGCCAGCCATAGCGCTTGGCGCGCATCCACACCAGATGACGCTGCTCGATCTCCAGCCACTGCACCCAGCGCATCGTCTCCAGCATTCGGTCGATGGCATCGGGGGTGGGTGGAAATGGTCGGTAGACGTGCTCGTCGGCTGCGAACGTCTCCCACTCCTTGCGCACGATGACAGGCCATGTGTTGAAGTAGCCCTGCACACGCACGGGGGGCAGGCGTCGTCCGGTGCTGGCGGCCTCCTCGAAGCGGGCCGCCACATCCTCAATCGTCCACTCAGCCATGACGAGCCCCTCCGTACAAGCGTTCGCCAATGCGGCGCACGATCTCTCGCTCGATAAAGTCCAGACGTTCATCGGACGCGTTGACCACCAGGATGTGCTGGTCACGCCAGCCACGTTCCTTGATGGCGTCCAGATCGGTGGCCTGGGGTTGCAGTCGCCCGAGGGGGCAGCGGTACTGGGGTGTGGGAACTTTCATCTCACACCTCCTGGCCATCGTCGTGATGCTGAATTGCCCAGTGCAGCAGCGCCAGGGCATCGGCTTCGTTGTCGTCGACCGGCGCGTGCCCGCGCGCGGTGACGGAAGCGATGACATCTTCCTTCCCAGCGTTGCCTTTGCCCGTGGCGTGCTTCTTGATCGTGCCGACAGGCACGCCTTGGTACGGGATCTGGTGGTGCTCACACCACGCCGTGAGCGTGGCAAGGAAACCGCCGTAGGCGTGCGCAGCGTCGGTCGAGACGTGGCGACGCACCTCTTCGAAGTGCAAACAGTCGATGCCGTCGCAGGATTGCTTGATCTCGCTGAGCCAGCGTTTGAAGCGCAGGAAGCGCATTCCGCCGCCTTCGAAGCGCTGCGGCCGGAAGCTCTCGGAACCGCTGGTGATGTGGCCGTCGCTGCCGCGCAGCGCCCAGCCGGTGGTGGTGCCCAGATCAAGGGCGAGGATGGTCGTGGTCATGGTGTCAGTCCTTATCCGGTGCGGATCTGACGCAGCTGACACTTCGTGACGAAACTCTCCATGAGGCGCGCGCACGCGCGCACGCGTAGGAGTTACGACAAACTGTGTCAGCTGCGTCAGACGGCGTGGTTTTCATGGGTCAGTTGTCCGCGTAGGGGGTATAGGTAGGCGTCGGCGGGTGCTTGAGGCCAATGCCCTGAAACCCGCGCACGCCCATGCCGTTACGCCATTTCTCCAGTCCGCGCGTGATCAGCAGATCGGAGAAGCGTCGTTGCGCACCGATGAATTCACCGGCCGCCTCGGCCCACTGTTTCCAGTCGTTGAACAGTTCGGCGGTCAGCGATTTGGCGTTGGGCTCGCGCACGCAGCGCTCATCGAGCCAGCGGCCCAGCGCGTCCTCGGCCTCGAAGTACTCCTCGGTCGCTTCCACCACCCGCTGCGGCGGATCGAGACGTCCGTGGCCCTGCCAGTCCAGACAGCCCTGGACCGCCCATGCCAAGATGCCGTCGCGCTCGGCCAGCAGCTTCTGCTGGAGATGCTTGTCGCGGCGCTCGGGCGGTACGGTGATGGTGAACGGGATCAGGTGCAGTCGCCGCTTCATCGCCTCGTCAATGTTGCGAATCGCCGGTTTGTGGTTGCCCGCCACGAACAACTTGAACTGCGGGAAGAACTCGAAGAAGTCCTGCCGCATGAAGCGCGCGGAGATCTTGTCGCCACCGGTGAGGTTCTTGACCTTGGACTCGGCCCAGCGCCGTCCCTGTTCGGTTTCGATGGCCGCCACGAAGCGCGCGCCGCGCAGGCCTGCCATATCTGTCGGGTGCCGGTCGGTGCGCGTTTCCATGAAGGTGTCCATCGGCGCGTTGGTGGCGTAGTCCCCCAGGATGGTGGCCAGCGTGTTCACGAACACCGACTTGCCGTTCGCACCGGTGCCGTACAGGAAGAACAGCGCGTGCTCCTGCGTCGAGCCGGTCAGCGCGTAGCCAACCATTCGCTGCAGATAGGCCTGCAGCTCCTTGTCGCCACCGGTCACTTCGTCGATGAACTGCCACCAGGTTGGGCAGTCGCCTCCCGGCGTGGCCGTGGTGATCTTGGTCATTCGGTCGGCGCGCTCATGCGAACGCTTGCGTCCCGTCCTGAGATCGACCACACCGCCCGGCGTGTTGAGCAGCCACGGATCGGCGTCCCACTCGTCGGTGGTGGCCGCGTGCCTGCGGTCTGCCCGCGCCAGCCGTTCCACGCCACTGACCGTGCCTGAGCTGGCCAGCTTGGCGGCGACCTTGGGGTTGTCGGCGCGCACAGCCGACTGGCGGCAGACGCTGCGGATCAAGTCCGTGGCCGCCAGCGTGTCCTCGGTGCGCCAGCGTTGCCCGTCCCACACCAGCCACTTGCCCCAGCCAGCCACGTAGCGCCAGTCGCGGTGGTAGCGGCGCGTGAAGGACAGCGCCAGCGCGTCCTCCGTACCCCAGACGGATTCGTCGCTGCTGACGACTGGATCAACGTCATCGGCCACGTCGTGCATCTGCAGGCGCGGCCCGTGGGTGAGGAAGGTGGCGACATCAAAGCCCTCGGCGATGGCATCGGCCACGTCCCAACCCTCTGCAGCCTCTTCGGGCGGATAGAGGACGTGGCAGGATTTGGCCCCCGCCGACAAGATGGCCTGTGCCGCCTGCGTGGCGTACTCCCAGCCCGGCTTGTCGCGGTCGGGCCAGATCAGCACGGCCTTTCCGGACAGCGGCGACCAGTCGGTCTTTTCGACCGGAGCGTTCGCGCCGTGCATCGCCGTGGTGGCCACGATGCCCACATCGATCAGGGCCTGCGCGCACTTCTCGCCTTCGACCAGCACCACCTGCGCGGTACTGATCATCCCTGGCTGGTTGTAGAGCGGACGCGGGTCGGGCGGTGCCATCTTGCGCCGCTTCGCGTCCCAGGGCCGGAACTGCTTCTTCTGTCCGGGCGGGTCGTAGCGGTAGACGACGGCGATGAGATGGCCTTGGGCGTCGAGATAGTCCCACTTCGCGGTAGCGGGGCCGAGTTCGTCGACCGGCACGTCCTTCTTGTTGGCCTTGCGTACTGGTGCGGAACGCGAGCGTCCGATCAGATCGGCAGCGGCGTCGAGCACGCGCGGAAAGTCGCCCGGCACGTCGATACCGAGGTGCGCGGCAATCAGTGCATAGATGTCGCCACCGTCGCCGGTGGCGCGATCTGTCCACAGTCCAGCCTTCTCGCCATCGAGCACCACCTCGAGGCTGTCGCCTGGACTACCCAGCACGTCGCCGATCAGGAACTTGCCACGGCGCTTCTTGCCCGCCGGGAACAATGTGATCAGAACGGATTCAAGACGCGCGAGCAGTTCGGCACGCAGTTCTTCGCGTTCAGCATCGCTGAGGGTGCGGCGGTTGGGATCGGGCAGTGGCGCGATGTCGTTGAAGTCGAGCGTCATTCGGCCTCCTCACCATCGGCGTCACCGGTGCGCCCTTGCGCGGCGGTGCTGCGGGCTGCCCACGCAGACAGTTCGGATGGCCGATAGCGCACCAGACCGCCCATCAGGTAGTGGGGAATCTTGTACTTGCTGCGCATCTGCGGGTCGGCGAACCAGTAGTACGGCAGGCGCAGTGCGGCAGCGGCCTGCTTGGCGTCGATCATTGGTTCGACACCTCCGATGAATTGCGTGTCGTTGCTCATGTTGTCCTCCAGCAGCGGTCTTGCCACGCGCACATCCGGCATTCGAAGTGGGTCGGATCAACGAAGGCGCGTGGCAGCAGTTCGCCAGCCTCGGTCGCCGTGATGACCTTCACCGCCCGATCCGACATACGCTGGGCCAGCGCCGCGTCAAAGGGCACGAGTTCGGTGTAGATCTCCATCGTGTCGGCGTTGAGCGCCGTGAAGATCGCGGGGTGCTCGTGCAGTTCGAGATAGGCTTGGTAAATCGCCACTTGCGCGGCGTAGATGGGCTTGGAGACGGCCAAGCCCTTTTTCTCCAGATCGCTCCAGGACTTGTTGCCCAGGCACTTGCACTCCCAGAGCGCGGGATAGGTGAAGCCCTCAGGGCCTCCAACGACGACGCCGTCGACGTGTCCCTGCAGGCGACCATCGGCCACCGAGAAGCCGAACTGCTCGCCGTCGGCCTTTCGGGTGCGCAAGTCAAAACCTGCGTCCCGCAGCCACGCGACCATGCAGTCCTCCATGACATGGCCACGCTCGAAGATGCGCAGCATCCGGCCCGGGGTGTCCCGCCCGTGGTCGATGGGAGCATTGGCGTACTCGAACTGCAGCGCGCGCTCGCAGGCCACTCCGAGGCGCGAGGCCCCGAGGTACTGGCGCTCAGACTGGCGGGCGCGGGCCTGCTGCAAACCGGCGTCGACCAGGGCGGTGACCTGGCCCGCGATGCTCGATGAGGAATTGAAGTCCATCATGGCTTCTTCCCCTTCGGTTCTTCCCAGGGCAGGTCGTCCTCCAGATCCGCGAACGGATTGGCGGCATCGGGTGCCAGCGGATCGGGCGTGGGCGGCAAGCCCCGCACGGGCGGAAACTTGCTGGACTCGTGGTGCGCGACCATTGCGTCCGACCAGCAAGTGACGATGGCGTCGATCACCCGCAGAGCTTCGGCTTCGGAGTAGTCGCCCAGCGGCTTGGTGAAGCCGATCTCGCCCGCTGCCTCGCCGAAGGCCTTGAGGCAATGACGCATTGCGGCCAGTTCGACATCAGACGGATCAATCATGGCGACCTCCGTCTTGTCGATGCGACCTTCCTTGGCCCGCTGCCAGTTGCCGTACAGCGCGTGAAATGCGTCCTGGCAGCGACGCGAGCAGAACACCCAGTCGATGGGATAGCGCCGGGGATCGCCCACACCGTGGCGGTTGTCGGTGTGGCCGTAGCCCCGGGCCTGTCGTTTGCAGACCCAGCATTTCACGCCCCCTCCTCAAGTTCATCGAGCAGCAGGCCCAACTGCAGGGCAGCGCCAGCAAAGGCGGCCTCGCAGCGGCGCTTGAAGTCGGGATAGCTCATCGAGCTGCGCGCAATCGCCGTGACCGCGTGAATCTGCGATTCCAAATGCGCCAGTCCCTGATCGGACAGCCACTGGTGGTGCTTCTGCGAGATGCCCTTGCGATTGCGGATCTCGCCCAGCAAGTCTTCTGGCAGCACCGGCCCGTAGACCCAGCGCAGCGTGATCTGGCCGACGACGTGCGGAGGGTTCTGGTCGTGGCCCTGGTACTTCCAGCCGAACAACCGATAGATGGCGCGGTAGTAGTCCGGGTGGAAGCGGCGCTCCCACGATGCGCAGGACTGGCGCAGCAACTTGGAGATCAGCTCCTGCAGCGCATCCGGTGCGCGGTGGTGCTGGTAGCCAGTGGCCTCGTCGATCAGAGCGACCTCGCCGGTGGTGGCAAGAGCGCGCATGATCGTCAGGCAGTTACCGACGATGCCCTGGCGTGCGCGGTGCAGCGTGCCAGCAATGGCTGCGTCCACCACGGAGGTGGCCACGTCCGCGATGATGCCTGCAGGGAAGAACTGGGTCTGGCGTCCCGATGGCAGCAAAATCGGCCCGGATGATTTATCCAATAGAGACAATGAGTTAGGTGCAATGTCAGCCAGAAAACGGGCGAAACGGCCACCCTTGTGCGATTCGTGAAAACCGAGGAGCTTGGCCAGTTCCTTGCGGACGTAGCCGCGCTCGCCGGTGGTGAGCACGACCGCCTCGCAGTCGAGATCGCCGAAATGCACGACGCCGTAGTGGCTGGCAGTGAGCATGGATGCGTTCATGGCAACCTCCCTCACTGCGCCCACGACGGTTTGCCCGTCACGGGTGCGCGTTGCGCAGCCGGTGCCTGATACGCGGGTGCTGCCTGCGCCGGAGCCCCGGAAGATCCGCCGCCCGAAGCCTTGGGCGGCACGCCCATCAACTTGGCGTAGTCGGGGTGATCGGGTTCGACCGCCACTTTGACCACGTTGCGGTCCTGGCCCTTGCCGTCCTTCTCGATGTCGACGCGGGCAAGGAACTCCAGGCCATCCAGTTCGTGGAAGCCCTGGATGCGGCGCGCAGAAGAAGCCTGTGGGCTGTTGTCCTGCGGATGAACGTTGCGGGCACTGTTGAGCGCCGCGCGAATGAAGCTGCGCCCCATCTGGCCCCAGGTCGGCCCCTTCTTGGAGTGCAGGCCAATGTTCGACCACATCTTGCGTTTGGCGTGGTCACCAGCGGTGACCACGAATTCGGCGGCAAGGTAGATCGAGCCGGTCTCGAAAGATTCGGTGGCGTAGCCGCCGCCCCAGCCCTGCGACGGGTCGTCATAGCCACCAGGCTTGAGGGTCATGCGCACCGGGACAACGGTGCCCTTGGGGATCAGATCAAAGCCGGATTGCTGGGCGTCGGCGTCGTTGAAGTCATTCCATGCGGTCATTGCGATTACTCCTGAGATTCGATGTGTGCGGGGGTGGCGGCGCTGGCAGGCACGGCGGAAGCGCCTGCGCACTTGGCGATCAGCGCGCCGAGATGCGGCGGCTCCAGCAGGTCGAGGCGACCGCTGCGGTCTTTGGCCGGAAAGCCGTAGGGATTGACGGTATGGGTGACGAAGGCGCGGTAGGTGCTGCCGTCCTCGGCCTTGATCTCGGCCAGCGTCACGACCTCGTCGACGATGCCGGGCAGTTCCAGGCTGGTCTTGCTGCCTTCGATCTGCGGGACGAACACCTTGCGGTTGTAGTCATCGAGCCGCTCGTCGAGGATCGCAACGAACACCACGTTCTTGCCGCGTGCGTGCTGCAAGTGGGTCAATGCGCTGATCATTTCCTGGCCGAGCAGCCCGTAGGCCGCGCGCAGATCAGGCTTGCCAGAGCGGTCGCTGGTCGCGCCGGGCTGCGTCTTGCACCACGCAAAGCACTGGCGGGACAGCTGGGTGATCGAGTCCAGAAAGAAGGTCTGGTAGCGGTCGAGCTGCGACGGATCGCCAAACTTCTCGATGACGTGGTCGTAGTGCGCCTGCGAGAACGCGGCGTCCGGCGGCAGCGACTTGTCCGGGCCCGCGAGGAACACGAAGAAGTCGCGGCTTTCCGGCCAGGATGCCGGGCGGATGGTGTCGCCGGGCCAGTCAGCCACCGCCAAGTCACCGGCCTCGATGTCGAGGAACAGAGTGGTGGCTGGGTCGAGGTCCTTGAGCCGCGTGGTTTTTCCGATGCCGGACTTTCCCAGCATCAGCAGCTTCACGCCCTTGCGTTCAGCCATGCGCTCGATGGCGGACACGATGGGGAGCTTCTTCATGCGGCCCCCCCATCGAGCGTCAGGGTGATGCTCGGCTTGCCTTCCTCGACTGTGCGCGCAGCCGCAAATTGCTCCTGCAGCGCCGTGGGCCAGTTGGTGTAGCGGGACTCGGACACCGACAACTTGATGTCGATGTAGTCCTCAACCTTGTCGCCCGAGGCGACGATGCGCTCGGCCATCTCCTTGAGGATGGTCTGGCTCCAGGTCACCTTTTTGGGGAGCTCGTACTTGACGTGCAGCGCACCGTCGCTGACGTGGGCGGTGCCGAAGTCGCGGCCGGAATCCCGCAGCGCGCTACGGGCCTGCTCGCCGTAGCGCTGGAGCTTGGCGGCATCCAGCTTGGCGCGCAGCTGCTTGAGGTAAGCAGATGCCTCGTCGACATTGCGCTCGGCAGCAACGAAATCGGTGATCGGCAGCGCCACCAACTGGGCGGTGCTCATGGCAGCGAGGTCGGCGGGAAAGATGGTCAGATCGCTCATGGCCGCTCTCCTCACTGGTACGCGCGAGTGAAGGTCGAGTGCCGCGACACGCGACGCTCGAAGGCCTCGACTTCGGAGATCAGGTAGGTGACACGCGAACCGAGCTTGCAGAAGACCGGGCCGAGTTGTTCCTGCCGCCAGCGGCGCAGGGTTTTGACGGAGAGCCCCCAGCGGATGGCCAGCTCGTTTTCGTCAAGGGCGATGCGCTGTGGCGCACCGGTTTTGGCCGGGATCAGGCCAGATGTTGCGTTGGTGAAGTGGGTTTGCATTTCGATGTGCCTCCTGTATGAAATGGGCACATCGCAGTCTCCGCACGGGTTTATGGGCCGTGTCTGGTTCGATTTATGGGTGCGTTTATGTGTTGCGCCTCACCCGGTATTTCCCGCGCGAAACCAGCTCAATCACCTCCTCACGCGCTACTTTGTCGCCGAAGGCATCGTCGAAGGATTGGAAGCCGGTGTTGACGGTGACGGAACCATTCACCTCTTTCCACGACATCACGGGCGGGGCACTTCCTTCGGTCCCCCACATCAGCTTGATGATCTTGGCGCGCGCTTCGGTGAGTTCGATGGACGACGCCATGTGCGGGAGCTTGAGCCGCTTGCCATTGAAGAATTGCACCGGCTCCGGCTCACCCACGTTGGTTGCGTAGCCGCGCAGGACACGATCAAAGGCATCGGTGTCGAACGCATCTGCGCCATCGGTCACGCGGACGAACTCATCGAAGCCGCGCATCGTGTGGTCACGTGGCAGCGAGGCATTGGTTCGCCTTGGGCACAGAACAACGCCACCACGCGGCCACACGGCGTCGGCAAGGACTGCGGTGATCTTGTCCTGCGGCGCGCGTGACCATGCTCGGGCAACGAACACCGGTGCGAAATCGTGCGTGCCAGCGATTCGCTGCTCACCGAGGTGCCACAGGTGATTCGGTGTCCGGCAGATCTGGTTAGAGCGTCGCCGCTCCTCAATGCCGATCAGCGCCGCCAGATCTGCGAGCCAGGAATCCATCTGGATGGAATAGAGGGCAATCCCCGCCAGCGGTTGGACGATGGTTCTGCCGTTCAGCGGACTGCAGTAGCTGTAGCGACCGGCGTCCTCGTCTACATCGATTTCGACTTCCTGTTCGGAATCGAGAAACGGCACCATCACATGGGTGAGATGGCCTGCGGGCACGACCCAGCGCCGCTGAAGAAACTGCTGGTAGTCGCGCCCGAGCCTGTCAGCCAGCACTGATGCATCGAGCCGTGGAAGGTTGTCTAGCGCGAGGAAGAAGCTCAAATACGGCGACGTCATCGGCGTCCTCCTCAGAACTGGCTCAGCACGCCGATCTTGATGAGCTGTTCCTGCACGCGCTTGCGGTCGTCGTCCGTCCTGCTCTTGTCGTTCAGCCCGTTCGGTGCGGTGATCTGGACCGCGACGTTGTGCGCCTTGCGGTGCGGCGTCTTGGACATCCTCATGACCAACTTCACCTGCACGAGCGCGTACTGGCTCAGGTCTTCGGCGCAGTAATCCTCATAAGCAACCTGATAGATGTTGCGGCCGTCGCGCCGGTCGCGGGTGATTTGCATTTTGCTGGAGAGTTGCCGCACCACATCACGTCCGCCGTACTCTGAGGTCTGCTCGAACGGCTTGGCCACCGTGATCTGCAGGATCGAGATGTCGTCGATGCCTGCGACCCGGTCACGTTTGAGGCGGTCGAGCATCTTGGAGGTCGCAAAGCCGAGCAGGTCGAACTGCCGCATGGGCATGTCCTCGATCTGGCCTTCGTGCGCCAGCGCGACATCACGGAAGACGGTGGCCAGCTCGCGGCGCGCCTCCCG